ATCATAAAGAAATTGCTTCTGGAAAAAGAAAAGATGACGAAGGATACATGGCAAATGTTGAATTTGATCAAATTGAAAGATCTATTGAAAAACTTCGCAAAGTTATAAAAACCAAAGATCAACAACTTCCTGCTTGGGTTCAATCAAAAATAACAAGAGCAGCAGATTTTATTGATACTGCAGCAGAATATCTTCAAAGTGATGAAAAGGTAGAAGAGGGAGTAAGTTTTGAGATAGGTGCAGGTCACAAAGATCAGAAAAAACAATCAAAAATAAGAAAATTAACTACGAGTTCAAATCCAAACGAAGCTAGTGTAGCAAAATCAAAGTTAAATAGACCAGAATCTTTGCCATCAATTAAAAAAGAAGAAATATCTTTAGTAGAAAAAATTCTTGGCGAAGAAAAGTGTGGTAAAGGAATGTATTGGTGCAATACGGATAAAAAATGCAAACCAACACCAAAGGGATTTGATGTTCCTGGACAGACAAAAAAACCCACTGAAGTTGGTATTGGAAAAAACGTAGATGGAACAAAATCTAAAGAAAAATGTTCTCATACAAAAAAAGGAGAGCATTGTTCAGTTCATGGGAAAGAAGCATGTCCAGTGAGTGAAGAAAAAGACCCAAAAGGTCCAGTTCAATCATATAAATCTCCAGAAGAAATTGCCAACAAGCATAAAGTTTCCGTAGAATCGATTAAAAAGCAACTTGAAGTGGGAATAAAAGTTGAAGGAGAACATACTTCAGATAAAACTTCAGCTAGAATTACAGCACTTCAACATTTAGATGAAGTTCCGGATTATTACACAAAGTTGAAAAAAGTAGAATCTAAAAAAAGTGTTACGGAAGCAACAAGAATAAAAGCACAGTCAGGAAATATTGTTGCCGTAACTCTATCATGGAGAGGAAAATATTATTACGTTCAAATGTTCTTCCCACAATCAAAACTTCCATCAAGAGCAGAAGTATCGTTTGAAGTGCAAAAAATATATCCAAACTCAAGAGTAGTTGCATACAAGATTTCAGAATTAAATCCAGGTGAACCATTTATTCAGATTTCCAACACCCCATCAAAAAACTATCTTTTAAATAATAAAACAGTTGGAGAGGGGGTTGAAATAGAGGAGGCAAAAAAGTCCGAAATGCCTTGCAATAAACCAAAAGCACAAGCACATGGTTCTGGTGAGCAAGGCAAATCACACGTAGTAAAAGCATGTGACAATGGAAAAGAAAACCTTATAAGGTTTGGTCAACTTGGTGTAAAGGGATCTCCAAAGAAAAAAGGTGAATCTGATGAATATGCAAATCGTCGTGAAAGATTTAAGTCCAGACATGCAAAAAACATCGCAAAGGGAAAAATGAGTGCAGCTTATTGGGCAAATAAAGTTAAGTGGTAATTAATTTATAGGTAATTGAAAATGTTTAATGTAAAAACTTTTGGAACTTTATCATACTTATCAGAGGATCAATACGAAAAAAAAGTAAGCATTTCCTATGATACTTTAGTATATGATGCAGAGTCAGATATAAAAATTTTAGTTCAACTTGAACCTCCTTCCGTAATTGATATTGTGCAAGAAATTTTAGATAATGCAAATAAATTTGATCTAATTCTTACTTGGAATAAAGATCTATTACATCTTCCAAATGCTCAAAAATTTATTTTGGGATGTTGTTGGATTGATTGGAATAATTTCACCCCCAATAAAGAAAAACAAATTTCTTTTATAACAAGTAGCAAAGCATATGCCCCTGGACATCAAATGAGATTGTCTATTTGGGAAGGATTAAGTGAGGCTGAGAATTTAAATGGATTTCAAATTTTAAAACACAAAAGTCCACCTACAGTACGATCTAAAAATTTTTTGTTTGAAAATGCAAAATATTCCATTACTGTAGAAAATGAAAAGCGTGATAATTGGATTACTGAAAAAATAATTGATTGCTTTGCATCTAAAACAATTCCTATCTATTGGGGATGTCCAAATATTGGAGAGTACTTCAATATTGATGGAATTATTACATTTGATACCTTAGAGGAACTTGAAAATATTCTTAACAATAATATTGAAGAATCATATTATGACGATCGCATAGATATCATTGAAGAAAATTTTGAGAAATCCAAAGATTATTGGGATTTTTACACGAGAATTAAAACAATAGTATCACATCAACAATAGGGCAATAATTTATGTCTAATGATGAACATTATCTTGGCAATCCATTATTAAAAAAAGCAAATATATCAATTGAATATACGCAAGAACAAGTTGATGAAATTGTCAAGTGCTATGATGACCCTCTTTATTTTGCTGAAAATTATGTACAAATTGTAACTATTGATAAAGGACTACAACCATTTAAGATGTACCCGTTTCAGAAAACAATGATTACTCGGTTTCATGATAACCGTTTCAATATATGCAAATTACCTCGTCAATCTGGAAAATCTACTACGGTTTGTGCTTTTTTATTACATTATGCTATTTTTAACGACAATGTAAATATAGCAATTCTTGCAAACAAAGCAAATACAGCAAGAGATTTACTTCAAAGATTACAAACGGGATATGAAAATCTTCCAAAATGGTTACAGCAAGGAGTACTTTCTTGGAATAAGGGTTCATTAGAATTAGAAAATAAATCAAGAATTTTTGCAGCATCTACTTCAGCGTCATCGGTTAGAGGTAGCACTTTTAATATTATATTTTTAGATGAATTTGCGTTTGTTCCAAATACTGTTGCAGATAATTTCTTTAGTTCAGTATATCCAACAATTACATCTGGACAATCTTCAAAAGTTATAATTGTTTCAACTCCATTTGGAATGAATCATTTTTATAAACTTTGGGATGATGCACAAAAAAAGAAGAACAGTTATGTTCCTACAGATGTTCATTGGACTGATGTTCCTGGAAGAGATGACAAGTTTAAAGCTACTACAATTGCAAATACTTCAGAATCTCAGTGGAGGCAGGAATTTGAATGTCAGTTCCTTGGTTCAACTGATACTTTAATATCTGGAGCAAAATTAAATACACTTACATTTGATACTCCATTAAAATCTCATAATGGATTAGATGTATATGAATTTCCACAAAAGGATCATAGTTATATTATGACAGTTGATGTTGCAAGAGGTGTTGAAAAAGATTACTCTGCATTTACAGTCATTGATATATCACAATTTCCCCATAAATTGGTTGCAAAATATAAAAATAATCAAATAAGACCTATCGTATTTCCGCAAACTATAAAAGAGGTTGCTTTAAATTATAATAAAGCATATGTTTTATGTGAAGTTAATGATGTTGGAGATCAAGTAGCAGCAGGTCTTCATTATGATTTAGAATATGAAAATGTTCTTATGTCTTCTATGAGAGGAAGAGCAGGGCAAGTTTTGGGTCAAGGATTTTCTGGCAAAAAATGTCAGTTGGGAGTTAAGATGTCTAAAGCAACTAAAAAAGTTGGTTGTTTAAATTTAAAGGCATTAATTGAAGAAGACAAACTTTTAATTTCGGATTTTGATACCATTTCAGAATTAACAACGTTTATTCAAAAAAATAATTCATTTGAAGCCGAAGAAGGAAGAAACGATGATCTTGTGATGTGCCTTGTAATTTATTCTTGGTTAATACAACAAGATTATTTTAGAGAATTGACAGACCAAGATATTAGAAAAAGATTGTACGAAGAACAGAGAAATCAAATAGAACAGGACATGTCTCCATTTGGATTTATTACTGATGGAATCAATGATGAAAAATCTTTTGTTGATAATGAAGGAGATAGATGGCACGTTGATGAATATGGTAGTATGGCATATATGTGGGATTATATAAGCTAGTTATTCTGAAAAACTATATTTTAATAAATATTTTTTAGATAAACTGAGTCTTAGGAGAAAAACATGGCGACTCCTCAATTATCTCCTGGTGTATTAATCAGGGAAGTTGATTTAACGGTAGGAAGGATCGACAACATTGTAGATAACATCGGAGCTATTGCCGGTCCATTTGTAAAAGGACCTGTAGAAGATCCTGTTACAATTGAAACGGAAGAAGAACTCATTAGAGTTTTTGGAAAACCACAAAGCACTGATGGTCAGTATGAGTACTGGATGACGGCATCCTCATTCCTCTCATACGGTGGCATCCTTAAGGTTGTAAGAACCGATGGGGAAACAATTGTAAACTCCAGCACAAGAACTGCTCAAGAAGATGAAATCACATCTGTCACTGCGGTATATGGAACTGGAGAATCAGAATACGTTGCAGACAGTGCAAGAACAGAAGGAACTTATCAATTATCTCAATTAAATGCTGGTGGCGTTTTAGCATCAACAGCAGCAGTTGGATATGGATTTACCGTTTCTTCTAGTGATGGATCTTCATCACCAGGATCTGGAGCAATTATCTCTGTTGGAATTGGAACCACCGGAGAAATTGTTGCTTTAAGTATAATTAACGGTGGTGTAGGTTATGAGGATAATGATATCATCTATATTAATGATGGAATTTTAGGTAATACTAGTAACGATAATCCAATTAGAGTTATCGTAGATGCTATTCAAGATGCAGCAGATTCTGTTGTTGCTGATCCAGATTTAAAAATTAAAAATATTAATGATTATACTTCAGCAGAAGGTGATGTAATTCCATACATGTTTGCTGGTAAGAATCCAGGAACATGGTCTAATAATTTAACAATTGCTTTAATTGATGATAAAGCAGACCAAATTCTCAATGTTGGTGGAGTTGCAGCAACTGCCGCTCAAGTTGGTTTTGGAGTTACAGTATCAATTGATCAAGTTAGAAGACCAGTTAGAAGAACAGGAAGAAATGATGTTGGTGGTGGATTCTTTACTGAAAATGGTTATCTAAAGGCAATCATTACAGGCAAAGATGCAACTCTCGGTACAATTGATGTTAAAATCACATCAAAAGTTGATTCAGATGGTGTAGAAACAGCAGTTGAATACAAGAATAGATCAAGACATTCCTCATTCAAACCAGGAAATCAAATTGTAGTTCGCAATGTATCTGGAGTTGGAGTTGCAACAGTAACATTGGATCAAGGATCTGATATTAAGGACTGGTATAATGAGCAGTTTATTGCTCTTGAAACTGGTGCAGTTTCTTGGAAGTCAATAGCACAAAAGCCAACAACTAATCAATGGGTTGCTGACAGAAAAGGAAGAAACGATGCTCTTCACATTGCAGTTTTCGATGATCTTGGAACAGTAAGTGGAATTAAAGGAAATCTTCTTGAAAAGCATACATCACTTTCCAAGTCACTTGATGCAATTTCAGCAATAAATCCACCACAAAGATTATTCTACAAGGATTATCTTGCAGTTTATTCTGAGTATATTTTTGCTGGTGCAAACCCATCAGATATTGCAAATAATGAAGTAACTTATGCTTCTGGATTTGTAGTAAATGCCGATGGAACCTTTACCTGGAATCCAGTTACAGCAGCAGATTCACTTTGGTTCCAAGAAGCAAAAGAAAGAACTTTTGCAGTCATCGGACCAAAACTTTACAAGTTAACCGGTGGTAAAGATTATACTCCAGAACTTCCTACATCATCTGCCGATCCAGTAATACAAGCTCAAATTGTTGCTGTAAATAATGCCGCAAGTGTAAGTTTGGCATCAACAAGTACAACAGGAAGCCTAAAGGCAACATTGGGACAAGTTCTTAATGCATATGACTACTTTGCAGATAAGGACGAAATCGCAATTGACTTCTTGCTGATGGGACCAGGACTTGATGATAAAGAAGAGTCACAAGCAAAAGCACAAAACTTGATTGCTATTGCGGAAGATAGAATGGATTGTATTGCTTGTATTTCTCCACACAGAACAGATGTTCTTGGAGATGGTCTTGGATTCCTTAGCACAGATGACATCACTGATAATGTTATAGAGTTCTTTAGCACTCTTGCATCCTCATCTTATGCAGTATTTGATAGTGGATATAAGTACATGTATGATAGATTTAACAATGCATTTAGATATATTCCATGTAACGGAGACGTTGCTGGTTTGATGGTTAGAACATCTCTTGAGGCATATCCATGGTATTCGCCTGCTGGACAGCAGAGAGGTATTCTGAACAACGCAGTTAAACTTGCATTCAATCCAAATAAAGCACAAAGAGATACCTTGTATACAGCAAGAGTAAACCCAATCATTACTCAACCTGGACTTGGGACTCTTCTCTTCGGAGATAAAACCGGTCTTGGATATGCTTCTGCATTCGATAGAATCAATGTTAGAAGATTATTCCTCTATATCGAGCAATCAATGCAAAAACTTGCCGATGCTCAACTCTTTGAAATTAATGATAACATCACCAGAGCAAACTTTGTATCTCTTGTTGATCCTTTCCTTGCCGAAATTCAGGCTAAGAGAGGACTGTATGGTTATCTAATTGTTTGCGATGAGTCAAATAACACTCCAGACCTCATTGATAATAATGAATTTAGAGCTGACATTTACCTCAAGCCAACTAAATCAATTAACTACGTGACCTTGACCTTCGTTGCGACAAGAACTGGAGTAAGCTTCGGTGAAGTTGCCGGAACTGTTTAATTAATGTAACCAAATAATAACAAATAACGGAGGATCCAACAATGGCAGCTTTTGCAAATGCTAACAGACCAGAATTAAAGAATATTTCGCAATTTAAAAATAGATTGCGTGGTGGTGGTGCAAGACCAAACTTATTTGAAGTAACTATTCCAAGTTTCCCAACAAATATTACTGAATATTGGGGAAATAATGATGTCAATGATTTTAATTTCTTGTGCAAGTCAGCAGCTCTGCCTGCATCAAACGTTGCACCAATTGACGTTCCTTTCAGAGGACGTATTTTGAAAGTTGCTGGTGACAGAACATTTGATACTTGGACAGTTACCATCATCAACGATGAGGACTTTAACCTCAGACATGCATTTGAGCAGTGGATGAACCACATTTCTAAACTGGACAATGCTTCTGGTGCTGTAAATCCACAGTCCTATATGACTGATGCAATCGTAAGACAACTCGGAAGATCAAACCAAAGAAACGGTACTGAAGTTATCAGCTCCACTTCTTTCCTTGCAGATGATGCTCCACCAAACAGTGGATCTTACAATCCACCTGTTTTGAGAGCATACAAGATGCATGACATCTTCCCAACAAATGTATCTCAAATTGACCTTTCATATGATACTGGTGATACAATTGAGGAGTTTACAGTTGAATTTCAAGTCAACTGGTTTGAAATTGATGATGCGGATGCACCAAATGAATCAGTTGGTGGAGAGGCTCCTAACAACAGAGTGGTCTAATTTACTTGAATAAATAGTAGAAAATTCCAGAAATATTTTAATAATGACAAAGTTGTTCGGGTTTTCTATAGAAGACGATAATAAATTACCTAAATCTGCATTATCCCCCGTCCCCGTTAATAACGAGGATGGGGTTGATCATTATTTAACTAGTGGATTTTTTGGTTCTTATGTTGATATTGAAGGTGTCTATAGAAACGAATTTGAATTAATTAAGAGATATAGAGAAATGGCACTTCACCCAGAAGTGGATAGTGCTATTGAAGATA